AAACTTTTTAGCAGCTACTGGTGCAAATAATATTGCAGTTGGTCATAATGCTGGAGGTAGTTATACAACAGGTACAAGTAATATATCTTTGGGAAGGTCCGCTTTAGCTCTTGTTGATACAGGTTCCGATAATATTGGTATTGGGAACCTAACGGGAGATGATATTGTTGGGGGTGGTAACAATATATTAATTGGTAATGGCTTAGATGCTGGTGGAGCTTCTGTTGATAATTTAATTATTATTGGATCAGAGGGTACTGGTAACGCGGGCCAAAAAATTATTGTTGATTCAGCTAATGCTAGTGTTCTTATTGGCTCATCAAATCCCGGTAATTGGCCAACTAATACCGGTTTTAATAACACGGCTATAGGAGACGGGGCGGGGTCTAGTATGACAGGCGCTGGGGCTAATACTCTGATAGGGGAGGATTCTGGCCTTAATCTTACCGTAGGCGGTAACAATACATTAATCGGAGTTAATGCCGCGGATAATTTAACTTCTGGTCAGCGTAATATTATTATTGGCGCGGGTGCAGATGGTCGAAGTGCTTTAGATGATGATGTCATTGCGTTATTTGTTAATACAGGTACGGACGCTGGTCAAAGGGTTATTGTAGACCCAGTTGTTAATGGTGTGTTTATTGGGTCTAGCAGCCCAGGCAACTGGCCCTCCGCTACAGGAACAGAAAACTATGCGCTTGGGGATGCGGCTCTTGCTTCTGTAACGTCTGGAACTCGCAATATAGCTATAGGAGAACAGTCTTTAAATGCTTTAGATTCGGGATTGTCAAACGTAGCTATTGGATCTCGGGCAGGAGAGTTTGGTACTTTTTCTAATCTTAATGTATTTGTGGGTCGTTTAGCTGGACGTAATATAGTTAATGACTCTAACGTCGCTGTAGGGGCTGGTGCTCTAGAAGGTGGCGGGTCTACTATAACTTCAGTTGATAATGTTGCAGTTGGTCATAATGCTCTTAATGCCATTAATGGAGGTTCCTATAATGTGGCCATAGGGCCTGATACAGGAGACATAATTACGTCTGGGTCTGATTTGGTATTAGTTGGCCGTAACATTAATCCTCGTAATGCAACCGATGTCGGTACGATTGCTATTGGACAAGGCGATGGTTTTGGAGGTGAAACTAGAATAGTTATAGATCCTGGTCTGGAAGGGGTCTTTATAGGCCAGTCTCGACCTGGTAATTGGCCTACTCTTACCGGTTTGGATAACACAGCGATGGGAGACAATGCTGGTGGGTCTCTTACTACAGGTTCCGCTAATACGTTTTTAGGTAACAATACTGGTGCTAGTGTTACCATTGGTTCGAGCAATCTTGCTGTAGGGTCAGCAGCTTTAGATGCTTTAGTTGATGGTACTGAAAATACTGCAGTTGGTACCTCAACTTTAACAGCCCAAACGACTGGTAATTATAATACGGCGGTTGGGTCTTTAGCTGGCGATACTATTACTACGGGAGAACGAAACATTCTTCTTGGACGTGGTGCAAATCCTTCTTCGTCTACTTCTAATAACCAAATTGTTATTCGCTGTGTTGCTAGTGGTGATGTTGGTCAAATGATTATTGTAGACCCCGATCTTAATAGTGTTTTTATGGGGGCGGGGTATCCTGGTAATTGGCCAACTGGCACAGGGTTATCGAATATTGCTATCGGTCATAGTGCTCTAAACCTAGCAACTACAGCGATGGGCAATACTATGATAGGTGCTAATTCGGGGGATAGCATTACCGATGCCACACACAATACGGCAATTGGTTTTACTACTTTATCTGCATTAGTTTCAGGCGTAAACAATACTGTGGTTGGGGCTAATGCTGGCGAATATCTTTTAGGTGGCGGTAACACTGCAATTGGGTCTGGTTCTCAATCAGGTACTCTAAATGTTTCTACAGGTGATAATAATACAGCGGTGGGAGAGTTATCTTTAGTTTCTATTACATCTGGTGTAAACAATGTTGCTGTAGGACGGAATACTGGTAATAACATAACTTCTGGGTCTGATAATACAGTATTGGGTACTGCAGCAGGTTCATCAGTAGTAGCTGGTTTAAGAAATGTCATTATTGGGTCGTCTATGGATCCTGGAAGTGACCCGACTGATTTAATTGCCATAGGAGCTATTGGCGGTAGTAGCACTAATCAATATATAGTTATTGAGGGAGATACATCTCACAATGTTTATATTGGAACAGATGCACCTGGAGATTGGACCAATTCTAGTGGCTTAAACAATGTTGCGATTGGCCGTAATGCTTTGGGTAATGTTAGTAATGGAACAAATAATATTGCCTTAGGGCGAGGTACTTTAAGCGGTGTTAGTACAGGTACTAGCAATACGGCGGTTGGGTCTTTTGCTGGTAATGGAGGAGTTGGATTTGGCCAGAATAATGTATTTGTAGGCGCCAGCGCAGGCGGTTTATCCTCTTCGGGCTCTAATAATGTTTTTGTAGGGCATCAGAGCGGCGGAAACATCACTTCGGGTAATGATAATATTATTGTCGGAGACTCTTTGACTACTGGGTCTAGTGGGTCTTATAGTGATATTATTGCCATTGGAACTCAATCTAGTCATGGGCGTATCATTGTTGATGGTCAAAGCCTTAGACGAAATGTTTTTATGGGTTCGAATCTTCCTGGTAATTGGCCCACAGTTACTGGGCAACTTAACACCGCAATTGGCGACAATGCTGGTTCCTCTCTTACTTCCTCTAATACCAACACTTTAATAGGTAACAGTGCCGGGAGTTCAATCACTACAGGTTCTGATAATACTTGTATTGGTTCAGCAGCAGGCAATACTGTTGACACAGGAAATGAAAATATTATTATCGGTTCTGGTGTTAGTGCTCCGGGTTCTTCTACGTCTAACTTTTTGAATATAGGCGATATTATTTATGGGTCTCCTTACACTACTGCTAGAATTCGAATTGGTGGTACTGGAACTGTTTCAACTCCTACTAACGGTGGGATTGAAATGAATGATCTGGATATTGTGGGAATTAATGCGATTACTTGGGGTGCCTCTCCAGAGACTCCGTCTAGTACATCAGGTTCCTTGACTATTGATTTTGGTAATGGTATGGTTCATGAAATTACACTAACAGAGAATATCACTAGCATTACTATTAATGATCCCCCTGAAGGAGAAATGGGGGAGTTTTATGTTAAGTTTGTGCAGGATTTGAATGGTGGTCGAACTGTTTCTGGATGGCCTGGTAATGTTGTTTGGCCTGGAGGTTCAGCTCCCACAGTTAGTTCTGGTGTGAGTGATGAAGATTTAATCAGGTTTGTATTTGATGGTACTAACTATTATGGCACCTTTGCTCAGGATTTTAGCTAATGCCACAGCCATGCGATAATACTTATGGAACTTTTGAATATGGGACTGGGGTTGTTTATGGTCCTAGTACTTGTGATGAGGAGTTTGTATCTTTTGATACTCCTGCTAGAGATTTAGTAGAGGCTGTGGTAACTTCACAGGTTGTAATTAATAATGTATACCTAAATCCAGAGAATTATATTCTTGTGGATACTACTACGGGTTTAACGTTAGGGGTTAGAAAAGTTTTACAGCCTATGAATAAATTTACTACTAATAAGTTTTATTTAAAAACAGATAAACATATTGCCGGTCACACACTATCTCTTACAACCCTTAATATGATTACAAGTAAAGGCGAGATAGTTACGTTTGCTGGTAAAGGGATAGCTAGAACAGCGAAAGCCGATTCTATGTTAGCTGGGTTACCTTCTCATTTTAACAGGGATCCTGCTGATTCAATTTTGAGACATTTATTACAGGCTTTTGCACAGTCAGATGACCTAATTGGGGGTTTGTAGGGTTGCATCGCTGTTTTTAGGTGTTATAACAGATAGAGGAGGACAGAAATGTCAAAGAAGCAAAATGGTAGTGTCTCTAATGAGCATGAAGAGTTGGGTAAGCAGGTTTGTAGTGCATTGTCGGAAGCTTTAGACCGACCTGTTACTGTAGAAGAGGCTGGTGTTTTAGTGGACCAGTTGATTGATACTAATCGTAATTTAATTACTAAGGTAGGGCAGCTACAGTCTGCGCTTAAAGATATTGTGAATGCAATGTAATATGATTGATTTTTTTGATGGATTAGCTCAAAAATTTGAGTATTTAAAAAAGAAGCTTAAGGATAGCCCGTGGTGGAGCAAGTGGTTTTGGTATGTGGTAGTAGGTATATTTGCTGTATTATTGGCTGGTGGCTTAATTTTTAATATTATTAGTAAAAGTGAAAAAGCTGCTAAGGCTATGCACGAGCGAGATGTTTTGCTGGAGAAAGCGAAGCTTGAAGAAGTGAATGCAGAAGTTTCTCAGTATGAGAAGCAAAAAACAAAACATGCTAAAAAAGCTGAAAAATATAAAGAAAAAGCCCAAAAATTACGAGTTAAAATTGTAGATTCAAAAGCACACGCAATACAAAGCCAACAAATAATAGACAAACTAAAAGGGTGGGATGATGTTGAAAATAATATTAAATACTAGTTTATGTGTGATGTTTATTTTTTGGGTGGGTGTAGTATCGGCTCAAGAGACTGATGTTGATACAGAAACGACCGCAAATATTATGGATGAGAAGGAAACTTCTTATCAAGTATATGCTCTCCCAAAGGGTGAAAGAGTTCAGTATGAAAATGAACTTCATATGTGTTATAATTTTGCTTTGTTCAAAGAGTTATTGACTTTGGATAATAGGCTGCGGTTAGCGGAAGAGTTGGTGCCTAAATTACATCAACAAGCTATATATTATAAATTAGCTTTGAGTGAGGAAGCAAAAGCTTTGTCTGAGTCTAATAAACAAATTGAGATATTACAAAGGGACCGGGAACGGTTATTTCAAAGGTGGTCCCAAGAAAATAGGAAGCGACACAAAGCTGAAAATAAATCTATATTTGGTAATTGGATTCCTTGGATGATAGCTGGAGGGGTGGTTATGTTATCTGGTGGAATTGTTGTTGGTATGGCGGTATCAGATTAATGTCATTAGTTTTTAAGGGTAAAAAGGTTCAAGTTGAAGGTTTAAGTTCTAGTTCGTTTTTAGATGATACTAAGTTAAAGTTTACTGATTCTAAGGATTATAGAGCTAGAAAGACTGATTGGGTGCGTAATATATGTGTCCATACTCGTATGGGTATTAGCCCTCAAAAACTAATAGAGGGCTCACGTGATAGGAATTGGGATGAACGAGGAGTTAAATATGCTTCGAACGATTCGAGAACTGCGAGTTGGCATATTTCTGTGGACGCAGATGGTTCTTTTGTATGTCATCTTGATTTAGTTACCCTTGCTGCTTATCATTGTGGCCAATGTAATGAGGTTTCCATTGGTATAGAAATGTATCAAGATTCAAATGGGGCTATTACTACCGCTACTTTGGATGCTACGGTTAAAATTCTTGATACAATTACTAGAGAATTGAAGATTCAACGACAGTTTCCATCTGAGGATAAGATCTGTACTAGGTTTGCATCAAATCGGAAAAGCGGTGGTCTGGCATACTTAGAAAATGGACGCTCTGGGACTGACTGGGTTGGAGTTTTTGGTCATAGGAACGCAACTAGCAACCGGGGTAAAGGTGATCCTGGTGATTATATCTTTGATAGATTACGTGATGCTGGGTATGAAGAGTTTTCAGCAGAAAACTTTGAAGACATCGCTGCGTGGAAGATCCGACAGGAACGTTTAGGGATCGAGGTTGTGGACGGTATTCCAGGTCCTAGCACTGTAAAAGTGATAGAGGCGGATAATCAGGCCCATGGTATTTGGATTCCTCGACCCGGAGATGATGAAGTATTAGTTTGTTCGGATGAATAATGAGAAAATTACATATTTTACTATAAATACTAAAACTGTTTTTATCCCTCTCAAATATTTATACCCGGAATGTGTAACTTTGATTGAGAAGCACCCACAGATGTTTCCATTAAAGTGCTTAAAAGAGGATGGGTGTCCAGTAAATATAGGGTGTATGGATATCCTAGTGAGGAGGTTACATTACTTATTTGATAATGTAATGAAAGACACAGAGTTAGTTTTAGCTTATTTTAAGTACAGTGACACTAAATCTCTTAGGGCTGGGGTTTTCTTTAAAGACACCAAAATTTTGCCTAGGGTGATAGTGGTTAATCCGTATGGATTTAAAAAATTACAAAATGAGGGGACCGTTTATCAATGGCAACCAACAAATGATTATATTAATATTGCACCAACTTCGAATATTATACCCTCTAGTCAATTATTAAAATGTCAGCAGAAATAAATATTTATGGGCCCTATTCAATATTGTCTGGGGAGTTTCCTTTAAAACCTGTTCGTAAAGAAACTTCTTATTTAGTTGAAGGCGCTCGGTTTTCTAATGCCTACAAAAAAGGTTTGTGGGACGGAAGAAAGCATTTATTCAATAAACAGTCGGGTTCTTTCCCTACAGGACTGCTAAGTACTGTATGTGCAGTATTACAAGATTATGAAATAGATTATGAAATTATAGACCATAGGATTGAGCCTAATCCCTTAGGGAGGACTTTTGAATTAAAAGATGTTAAAATGGACGGCAAGTACTCTTATCAACTAGATGCTTGCCAAACTATGGTTGATAAGAAGCAAGGTATTATTAAGATAGCAACAAATGGAGGGAAGACTGTTATCTCGTGTGCTGTAACAAATTATTTGAAACTAAATACTTTGTTTATTGTAACTACTAGAGAATTATTATACCAAGTTAGGCGAGAATTTATTCAAAAGTTAGATGTTACAGAGCAGGAGGTTGGTATTGTTGGAGACGGTCACTGGGATCTAGGGGGATGGGTTACGATAGCGACTTTGGATACATTGGAGTCTCGTATTGATACACAAGAGTGTATTGATTTTCTTGCTAGTATTGATGTGTTATTTATAGACGAGGCTCATCATGTTGGATCTGAAACTTGGTATTCTGTGTCTACTCTCTGCCCTGCTTTTTATAGGTATGGCCTATCTGGTACCCCCCTCGATAGAACTGATGGTGCCAATTTACGCCTTATCGCTGCTACGGGTGATGTTATTGTTGACATTACTAACAAGTACCTCGTTGATATTGGTGTCAGTGCACGTGCTCATATCATATTTGACAAAATCAGCACCCCACCGATTGAGAAAAAAGCTACTTACACTCAAGCTTATAAGCAAGGTGTGGTTGAAAATGATGCGCTAAGTGCTAAGGTTATAGAGTGGGTGCAAGTTTTTAACGAGCTGGGCTTATCTACTCTGGTATTAGTTGAAAAAATTAAGCATGGCAATATCTTAGATAATAAGTTATGGACAGAGACTAATGGTGTATTTATTCCACATCAATTTATTTATGGTAAGGAAACTACAGAAGTTAGATCAGCAGCCTTAGAGGACTTTAGAAATCGGACACTACCTGTATTAATATCATCTACTATTTTAGATGAAGGTATTGATGTACCAGCCATAGACGCTCTAATTTGTGCGGGTAGTAGAAAATCCACAATTAGAACTTTACAAAGGCTAGGTCGGGGCCTTAGAGGGGACAAATTAATTGTGGTGGAATTCTCTAATTTTACACATGATTATCTACTTAAACATAGTTTAGTGAGGTATAATGACTACAAAAATGAGGAGTGTTTTCCGTTATATCAATCGGGGCCGGACCTAGATTTTGTTAAGTCTTTATGGAAGAAATAATCCATTATATGTATAAACATTCTTTGCAGAATAATCAAACAGCTTGCGGGCTGTCTTTAGGTGGGTTATTACTATGTGATGTTACTACTGTGCTACACTCAGTGACATGTAAAAAGTGTTTGTTGTCCTGTGATTATACTTTAGAGTATATTAGTTCTGCGGGTTTGTGATATAATAGTATTATGGCGGCCACAGTAGTTTCAAAAAGTTTTGGTCAAACTTCTAGTGCTTCTGTTACTCAACAACAGATTAATGAACCCATTCATGTTACTCTGTTTGATTTGGTTGTAGGGGATGAAATTATTGCATACATGCGGCTAGGTTTGGCTCTCAGGACCAAAAGGCGGGTGGATGGTACGGTATACAGGACAGTGCCTTCTCGCCTGGAGACGGCCATCTCGTCTGATTTGACTAGGTTCAGGGGTACAGTCACAGCCAATGATGTAGACCAGAAGATATTATCTGTTAACACGGTTAGGGTTGATTCTTGGAGGGTCCCAACAGCCAACAATCCAGTATTACATGCCCAAATTTCATATGGTGCTTTAAAGACTGTGCACTTGCTTAGTGATTTTCACTTTGTGCCTAGGGATGAGAATAGACGAGGAGCGGCTCAGTTTAGGCCCACAACTAAAGCTATAGGCACTAATTTTAAGGCATATCGTACTATTGAAAATATTATTATTCCATGAAGGTTATAACGGGAAAAGGTAATTTTTTTAAGTTGTTTGGTGCACCTACTTCAGTGGTCCAATACTTACGATATTCTGTGTCTCAGGCATATAGATATTTTGAGACAGAGGATAAGCCACATTGGTGTGTCCATAGGGATTATCTTATTTATGCAATTCAATTAGGTTATTCTGAATTAGGGTATGTAGACTATTCGGATATATCGGCTGATTTACAAGTTGAAATAGCTAAATCTAAATCAAGCTGGAAAGTTAGAAATGATTTACCGGATGTTAATATCAATTTAAAATATGAAGAATGTTTTGCCTCTTTATTCTTGACGCCAAATGCTCCACATGAGATAGTAGACGCGGTTTGGAAAGCGGTTGTGCGGAAATATCATCCTGATGTAGGAGGGGATGAGGACAGGTTCGTACAAATGAAAGACGCTTATGAAAAGATTAAAGGTATTAGTGTATGAGCATTATTGAACGTATCAAAAAACAAAAATTAAAGAAAATATCTAGGTCCATTAATATATCAGAACGAAATGAACAAATTATAAAAAATAAATCTGAAGTTGTTAAAGATTTAATGGGGAGTACGAATGAACTTGACAAGCATGTAAGTTATGCTAATCAATTATCTTATCACTATTATAAGATGCTACATGAGTATAACACTTATACTTTTGTGTCATTAGTAAAGCCGGTTCCAAATAAGAGGGGAGAAAGTTATTGGAATAAAGTAGCAGAACGATGTTTACAAGCCGAAGTATCTCCTGAGAAATATATTAAAGCACAGTTTGTTTACTTTAATAAACATTTTAATAAGTCGCCAGAGCACAAGCATTTGATAACGGAAGAGGCAGTGAAAAGAGCTAAAACTGTGTCTAGTATTCAAGACCGAGTAGTTAGTGATCACTTGCCTTCTAATGTTGATTTAGGGACATTGTTTAGTGAGTGTGAGAAAATGATAAGAAGGCTGTGCCGTGCTCAAAATATTTCGAGGGAAGAATTTTATCGTAATTTTGTAATACCCGGTATTATAACTATACCCAAACAGTTTTTACAGGCTGACCCAGTATATAAAGCAATTATTAAAGGTAGTTAATGTCAGAAGAACAACCTTTTGCGGCTTCTGTAGAATACCAAAATAAGGTGTTGTCACTAATGCTGCACCACCCACAATTTTGTGAGTTGTGTTCATCAGCCATTAGTCCTACAGATTTTAGTAATAAAATCCAACAGTGGTTTTTTAGTAGATTGGCCTTTGCTCCAATTACTTTAACTCCTACTACATTAAGAGAAGAGTTATTAAAGGCAGCGAAGAACAAAGAAATTGAAGCAGAGGCAGTTCCTAAATATGTAGAATTATTTGAGTTTATTTTATCTCAGCCCTCTCCGTATGATGAGGAATATGTTCTAAACCATATGCAGAATTTTGTACGGACACAAGAAGTAAAAAAGGCGATCGTAGACTCTGTTGATCTGATTAAGGATCAGCAATGGGATGTTATATATTCCCGAATAGAAAAGGCAGTTACGGCTGGTGTAGATATATTATCACAGGGCATTGATTATTTTAAAGAATACCAAGATCGTATTGCTAATCGTGTTCATAGAGAAGTTGACAAAAAATTAGGGACTGGCATTCCTGAGTTGGATGCTATGACGTTTGGTGGATTGTCAACCAAGCAGCTAGGTCTTATAGTAGGTGGTACAGGTAGAGGTAAGAGTATCTTTTTACAGTGGTTAGCAAAGGTCGCTGTAATGTTGAATAAAAAGGTAGTGTATATTACCTTAGAGTTGTCTGCTGAAGATACTGCTGATAGATTTGATGCTATGTTTGCTAGAATTAAGCCTAATGCATTGAAGGATCATTCTTCTGAAGCTTTAAAACGATTAAGCAAATTACACACATCTTGTGGGTCTTCTTTATTTATTAAGGAGTATGCAGAAGATGAGGCTACAGTAACTGATATTAAAGCTTATTTATTACAACTTTCTGCAAACAACTTTGTTCCTGACTTGGTATTAGTGGATTACGTGGATTTGATTAAGCCTCACAGAATTTATAATGATACGACTCAGGAACAGGCTACTGTGATCCAAGCTTTGCGTGGAGTGGCTAAATCTCTAAATACACGAATTTGGACTGCTGCTCAACTTAATAGAGGAGGTTTAGCTATGGAAACTCCTGATGAGACTAGCGTTTCAGGGGCTATAGCTAAGATTTTTACAGCCGATATTGCTTTATTCATGGCTCAGACAGCTGAAGAGAGGGAAGACCAGTTAATGCGTATTTGGGTTTCTAAAAACCGCAATGGTATTGCTGGTAGGGTTATAAAGATCGACACTGAGTATGAATTCATGACGTTTTTTAGGCCACCAGTACAAATTGACAATAACGAGGATACTAATGAGCAACGAGACAACAACAACGAAGAAACAACACATGTATCGGTCGATGACCAAGAAGATGTGTGCGTTTTGTAAAGAATTACATTCAGTTTTAACTTCAAGTAAGAATTACGCTAAAGCTAATATATGTGATAAATGTGTGTATGGGTGTGATATTGCTGCTGAAAATATTAGTCCTGGTGTATTAGTATGTAGATCGTGTAGTTCTCATGATATTTATTATGTGTATAATATTAATTCAAAGTTTATTAAGTACGAGTTTAAAGGTTATACTTTAGAAGGTTCAGGTATTTATTATCCTATTCAATCTAATTTAAATTTGTCATCTGGTATTAAACACTTGGCTTCTCGTATTATATGTGGTGCGTGCAATAGAAAGAATCCGTTGTGGTTTATTCTATATAGTAAAAACCTTAAACAACACTTTGTTATTATGGATTATGATTAGACATGAGTAGGTTACAAAAATATGTAATAGATAACTTTGATTGGCGTACTTATCTTGAGAAGTATTATGATATTAAGTATGCTAAAGGGAATTCTGAATATCGTATTTGTTGTTTTAATTGTGGGGATACTAAACATAAACTGTATGTTAATGTAGATAAAGGTATTTTTAATTGTTTTAAATGTGATTTTTCGTGTAAGAATTACAATGTATTTGATTTTGTCTCTAAGACTGAGCATATTTCTAGGGGTACAGCGGTATTAAAACTTTTACAAGAGTATCAGCCAACTACGCCTGAAGAGCTTGAATTGGTTTTTCCTACCTATAAGCCGGAAGAGAGAATAACAAATAATTTAAAGCGTATCCAGTTACCCGAAGAAGCGGTGCCATTATCAGAGTCTAATAAAAATAATTATAAAGTTTTTTGGGAGTACCTCTATGGTCGAGGGTTAACGTTTAATGAAATCACAAATCAGTTAAACATACATATTATTCCACAAAGACAATGTGCTATTTATAACAGTAAAAAACAGTACAAGGGCAATATTGGGCGGAGGCTTATTTGGCCAATATACAAAGAAGGACAATTGGTATCTTGGCAAGCTAGAGCTATACATTCGGGGGTTACTTCTAAGTATTTAAACTGCCCTGATGCAGACAGTACGCAAACCCTTTGGCCATATGTTAAACCTTTAGAGAAGACTGTTATTTTAACTGAAGGTGTATTAGACTCTTTAGCTGTTCGTAGAAACCCAAACTATTCAGCTTATGCAACGTTTAGTAAGAATATATCTAAAGACCAAGTTAATATATTAAAATACTGGGGAGTCCAGGAGGTGATACTCTTCTGGGATAAACGGGATGCAATGTCTCAAATGGAGAATGCAGCAGAACGTTTAAAAATTTATTTTAAAGTAAGTGTGCCTAATTTTTCAAATTGGCCTACAAATTTGGATTGTGGTGACTGCTTGAACTTGCAAGATGGGCAAAAATTGTTAGGTTATGCTGTGGATAATGCAATTTCGGTGGATTCCTTAGATTATTTGAAATGGAGAATTACATGAAACTAGACACAAATCCTGTATCGGCAGTTATTCAATTTATTAAGATTCACCCAGATGCTAAGTTGCCAGAGAAGGCTACGGATGGTTCCGTTGGATTAGATGTTTATTCGGTGGATAGTGTGTCATTGAAATCTGGCGAGGTGAAAATGGTTCCTACTGGGCTGAAGATTGCTCCGCCGCCTTATATTGAGGTTCAGGTTCGGCCTAGATCTGGATTAGCCGTAAAAAAAGGGATTACTGTTTTTAATTCTCCAGGGACTATTGATCCGGATTATCGAGGGGAGTTAGGGGTTATATTAGTTAATTGTGGCACTCAATATGTTAATTTGACTAAGGGGAGTAGGATAGCTCAGTTAGTAGCTAAGCCTATCATTCCGGTAGTTATGACAGCTGAGGTTGAAGAGTTTGATCAGACAGGACGAGGAGAAGGCGGATTTGGAAGCACCGGAGAATAATCCTTTTAAGCACAAAAGACTAGGGTACCTTTCAAGTGATCGTCCGAGTGATGAGTTGTTAAAGGTCGCGTTAGAGCAGTTACCTGGAGAGGGGACATTACCCAAGTATTGGAAGTATGGTACGCATGATGATTATTGCGAGATGTATGGACATTTAGGGAAGGTTGTTTGGGCAAAGTCTTATAATCATCACTTACTGATCTTATATGGCCAACGAATATTGCGTATCTGGACTGACTTGTCTAATCATTGTTGGGTGGATATTACAGAATACTTAGTTCCTATAGTACAGCAATGGTTTGTGGTTAAGCCTGTTCCAGCAGGCTGTTATAAAAAATCCAAACCTTTTCAATATCGTATAAAAGTCCACTCAGTGGAGGAAATGGCTACGTTAATAGCTTATGTTAGGGATTGCTATGGGTTTTAAGTTATATTTGTTTTATTGTGAAAAATGTTCTTATGAGTGGGAAGATTTAGTTTTAGAAAAATCTAGTTCTTGTGAGTCTTGTGGACAGGTGTCTAACACTATTGTACCGATAGCTGAGCTAGGTAGTTTTTCAATGTCTAGCCCAGAGGATAAAGAGGCTAAATTACGGAAGAGGTCTGCAGACCATACGAAAAGAGAGATGCGGAAGCACGGTAAGGTATTGTGAAGTTAGAGAAATTTAATGGGGTTACCATGCCGATGTTTGAAGGTGTGGGAGGAGCCCGGTTATTTTTAGTCCAAGACGAGGAGGCATTTAAAGCTTTCTTTGATGCTCTCATGGAACAAAGTGTTGTGTCTTGCGATACTGAGACTAGCGGTCTGGAGTGGTATAAAGAGCATATTGTTGGTGCTAGTTTTGGGTGGAAAACAGATAATTTTTACATACCTATTAGACATAAGCCTTCTGTGTTGGAACCAGAGAAGGTTACTCAATTAGACCCAGAGTTTTTCTTTGAAAACATTAGACATTTCTTTAATCAAAAAGATGTGATGAGTGTGTGGCACAACTGGAAGTTTGATGCTCACATGTATTTTAGGGATGGAGTGGAGATTAAGACACCTTTTCATGACACTCTAATTTTATGGAAGTTATATGATGAAAATGCCCCCGGTCAATTGAAGTCTATTGCTTCTGGTTGGAGAGATGCTTTAGGACGATTCCAAAAAGGGTTGGTGGATTCTAAAGCTGGGAATTCTGAAAAAGAATTGAAGCTTTGGCGAGGTAAGGAAGCTAGGGCTAGAAGGAAAGTTTTTAGTTCATTAGTAGATGAAAAATGCGACTTTTTAGAAACAAATGTTGAATTTCAAAAATATAATAGACGTGAATTAAAACAATATATTAAGTCTGAAATCTTACATAATCATGACTTTGCTAAGACTACCATAGATGATGTTCATTATGGGTACGTGCCTGTGGAGATGATGTGTGAGTACGCAGGTTTGGATACTTTTTTTACCACCAAGATTTATGAATTTTGTATGAAAAATATATCTTGGACGGAGTCTGTCAAAAAATTGTATTTAAATGAAGTGCAGTTGAGCCGAGCGATTTTTGATATTGAAGAAAAAGGTATTTGTTTAGATGTGCCTTATTTAGACAAGGTAGAGACAATTTTAAAGAAAGATATTGAGGCTTTAGAAATTGAATTAAAAAGAGAACTTAATGATATTAATCTCCGGTCTTCTGAACAATTAGGTCAAGCTTTATTGAAAGTTGGAGTGCCTCTTACGAAAAGAACTAACACTGGAAATCTTATGGTTAGTAAAGATGTATTAGCTGATTTTCGTACGGAATACGATATTATTGATTCAATACTATCTTATAAAGAACTAGAAAAGCTTAGATCTACTTATGTAGAAGGCATTAAAGAAAAATTAGTAGGTAATATATTACATTGTAATTTTAACCAAAATGTTACAACTGGACGTATGAGTTCATCGGACCCTAATTTACAGAATATACCTGGTAAATCTAATTTGATTAGAGCGGCATTTGTACCCCCGAATGATGAATATGTGTATGTTTTATGTGATTATAGCCAGGTGGAACTTAGATTAACGGCTCATTTTAGCCAAGATCCATTATTATTGGATTCTTATGCTAAAGGTCAAGATGTCCATTCTCGTACTATGTGTGAGATGTTTGGAGAATTCTACGAGGAAGTTGCAAAAATTCGGCAGGATGAGTTGCATCCTCGCCATAAGGACTTAGATTTACTGCGTAGCATCGCAAAAACAATTAACTTTGCCATTATCTATGGGGTTGGCCCTTCTGGTTTGGCCAAACAAATTCCCCGCCCTGAACAACATCAACATTTAACCCCTGCGGAATGGGTTCAGGTTTGTAAAGAATATCAAGATAATTACTTATCCACATATTTAGGAGTTAAGAGAATGATTAATAAAGGTTCTAGGTATGTGAAAAAACATGGTAAGATGACTAATAGTTTTGGTAGAGTCAGACACTTGCCTCATTATAAAGCTAGTAAAATTTTAGGCAGTCAAGCTTTTTGGATGGAAGCTAAAGCACAACGACAGGGGGTGAATTTTCTAGTCCAGGGAACTGCCGCTGATATCTTTAAGATTGCAGTAGTACGATGTGCTGAGTTATTAAAGGGAACTAAGTCTTATATGGTGAATATGGTCCATGATGAGATTCAGTTTTATATTCATAAGAGTGAGCTTCACTTACTTAAATCAATTAAGGAAAGAATGGAGGACTTCCCTCAGTTTCAAGTACCTTTATTAGTAGATATGTCTTGGACTGAGGAAAATTGGGCAAATAAAAAAGCAGTTCTATTATGAAAAAAGGAACAACAAATATGTCAAAAGAATATACTATGTCACACTTGGTTACAAAGAACGATGGTAGCGAGGTTTATCGTCCGGTTTGTGGGGCAAAGCCTGTTAAACCTGATTTTGTGGTTGGTTTTATTGATGTTATTCATTTTAAGGGGCACCCAAATAAGTGTGATCGTTGTGAGGAATTGTTGCCTTTATATGAGATAAGGGAAACTAAATTGTATGGTTAATGCACCGGCTACTTTGTTAGGGGATAGGGACCCTAATAAAGATAGTGTTGTAGCCCCTATTGGATCTGTGTATATGAATCCAAATACAGGACAATTATGGATTTTTACTCATCCTAGAAGTAGGAGGAAATGGCAAGAGGTAATAAATAAAGATGTCAAATGAGAATAAAGTATATCCTAGAGAAGTAGTATTACAGGGAGAGGAATATAAAATTGATTTGCAAGATGCTCTAGATATTAATGAGGGGGATCTTAGTGGAGAGTTTCGACGTCATGCAGGGTTGTTTGCTTTTTATAGTACAGCTCATGAATTGGCGTTACGAGAAGAAAAGAGAATAAAAGCGGAGCTAGACAGATTGGGTGCTGTAGTTGATTATAATGCTAGACGAGAAGCGACTATGGCGGGTAAGAAACTAACAGAAACAATGGTTAAGAATACTGTTATTACTAACCCTGATTTTGTGGAAAAACAGAATGAGTTGTTTGATGCTGAACAAAAAACAGGCTTGATGAAGACAGCTAAGGATGCTATGATTCATCGACGAGATATGCTCGTGCAGATGGGGGCAAATCAACGTGCAGAATCAAGTTCAGATTTATCATTAAAAGGAAATTCTGTTAAAAATATTATAAATAAGTAAAAGAGGTAAATAATATGACATTAGACATGGAAAAGGTCCTTAAACAAAAGGAAAAAGTTGAAAGTAATTTACAGAGAGGAGGAGGCACAACGGCAAAGTTCTGGAAGCCGGCTGATGGCAAGAATGAAATTCGAATTATGCCCCCATGGAGTGCGGATAAACCCTACGCTGGTCAGTTTTGGCGAGAGGTTGCACAACACTGGAACATATCAGAGGAGCAGAGGAGCCCTGTTTTGTGCCCTAAGAATACCCCTGATTTGGATGGTGATTGTCCAATTTGTGAGTATGTAGAAGAGTTGCGTGCGCATAAAGATAACGTCTCGGCTCAAGAGATTGCTAAGAATCTGCGGGCAAAGTTTGCATATTTTATTAATGTTGTAGACTTGTCGGATCCGCATTATACCGCGTCTGATGTGTCTGCTTTTAAGAAGTCTCGTCCTGATGCGGATGTGCCTTTTGAGGTGGGTTCTCCTAAGGTGCAGGTTTATGCTTGTCCCCAGACTATTATTGACCAGATTTTTAGTGTGATTACTTCCAACCAAGTAGATATTACAGACCGCAATAGAGGTAATGATATCTTTATTGACAAGAAGCCACACAAGGATCGTCGTAAAACGCAATACACTGTGTCTGCTCGTTTAAAGTCCACTGAATCTCCGATTACGGAAGATGTTGAATTGCCTGCTTTGGATAAGGTTGGGTTTTCGGCAGACTATGAGTTTATGACAAACTTGTTAGAGGAGGGTATTAAGTCTGAAGGATTGTTAGAAGACTTTGATTCACCTATGTTGCCTGCAGCGGAAGAGCAGGAACAGCCTGCATCTGGTCTAGAAGAAGAGATGAAGGCTGCTTTAAACCAGTAAAATAATGACTTGCATAGGGATGAGGTAACTTGTCTCTATGCAAGTTTGTAATATAGGTGTATTATGTCTGATAAAGAAAAGTTAAGGGCTGATGCTAGATCTCTAATCGAGAAGAAGTTTGGCAAGGGCTCTATTTTTAACTTTACTGAAAACCCGTCAATTAAGGTGGATACTATATCTACTGGGTCATTGGGATTGGATCTTATCCTAGGGGTAGGGGGATATCCTAGGGGCCGTATTGTAGAGGTATTTGGTCCTGAATCAGCAGGTAAGACTACCTTGGCTCTACATGCCCTTGCAGAGGCTCAAAAGGCTGGTGGAGCCGCGGCGTTTGTGGATGCAGAGCACGCCTTGGATCCTGACTATGCGGCCGACTTAGGGGTTGATATGGACGCGTTGTCTATTAGTCAGCCGGATAGTGGTGAACAGGCTCTAAACATTGTAGAAATCTTGATTAGGAGTGGGGGGTATGATGTGGTCGTAGTAGATTCTGTGGCTGCGTTAGTACCCGAAGCTGAGTTACAAGGTGAGATGGGTAATGCTTCTATTGGTCTACAAGCTAGACTAATGGGACAAGCATTACGAAAGCTGTCCGGTGCTGTTTCGGATACTAAGACTGTTTTAATTTTTATTAATCAGCTTAGGAGTAAAATTGGTGTCATGTTTGGAAGCAACGAGACTACTCCTGGAGGTCGTGCTTTAGCTTTTTATTCGTCTGTGAGAGTTGATATTCGTCGTGTTTCTTCTTTGAAACAAGGAGACGTAATTATTGGTGGTCGTACACGGGTTAAGGCTGTTAAGAATAAAGTTGGCCCTCCTCATAAGTCTGCTGAGTTTGATATTTTATATGGCTCTGGTATTAATTTTCTTGGCGAGCTATTAGATTATGCTGTGCAGTTGAAGATTGTGGAGAAATCCGGTGCTTGGTATTCTTATGATGGCAAACAGCTTGGGCAGGGTAGAGATAAGTCTCTGGATTATTTAAAGGAAAATGAAGAGACTTTATCTAGTATTAAAGCTCAGTTGTCTCAGGCATTGAGTTTAAAGTCTGCTCTATTGGAGTAATATGAGATTTTTAGCGTTTTCTGACGTTCATGCTCATCCGTTTCCTTATGGTTCGACTTTAGTAGAAGTCCCGGGTATGGAGGGCTTATACAACTCTAGATTAGCGGATACGATCAAAGCATTGCAGTCCGTTGCCACTCATGCAGTGGAAAATAATATTAAGCTAGTGTTGTTTGGAGGGGATCTCTTTCATACCCGGACTTCTATTAAAACTGAAGCCTTCTCTCTGGTGGTACAGACTCTTAAAAAACATTTTTTTGACAATGATATCACTGTGGTTATGATTCCTGGTAATCATGACTATGCTGATCGATCTGGTAATGTTCATAGTTTGCAAAGCATAAATTTGATGCCTGGGTCTGTGGTAATGGATGAGGTTGACTTGTATATACCCAACTCCTGTGAGAATGTGGGTATTATCTCTGTTCCATATACAGATAATTTAGAGCTAGCTAAAGAAAACCTTAAAGAGGCGGCCAAGCGCGCTGATATGATTGGTTCTGCACACAAAATTTTATTAGCTCATTTGGGCATTCAGGGAGGTAAGGTTGGCACGGATTTTGTTTTAAGATCGGACCGAGACATCAAAACCTCGGATATTCCTACAGAATCCTTTGATATGTGTTTATTTGGTCATTATCATCAACACCAACAAATTGGTAAGAACTCTTGGTTTATTGGGGCCCTAACTGAACAAAACTGGTCTGATGTAGGCGGAGCTAGGGGATTTCTAGATATTGATTTATCTGGAGTTAGGCCTGTTATTAAAAGGTATGAGACTGAAGCTCCTAAGTTTGTTATTTATAAACCAGGTCAGGATACTTCTGCTATTAGGAAACAAGACTTTGTAAAAATTGCTACGGATAAGGCATTTACTGAAATGGAGCAAGAACAGCTTAGAGATTCTATTAGTGCACAACATGTGGAAGTTGTTCCTATTAAGAAGGTTAATTCGGATATTAAGTTAGAGGCAAATGAATTAAATCCTTTGTCTGTTTTAAGACCATGGATTCAGAGTAAAGACCACCCATTTAATGAGGATGAATTATATGAGGTGGGGAGGAATTTGATTTTAGAAACTCAAAATGATATTTGAATCTTTACATATAGAAAATTTTGGTACTATTAAAGCTGTTGATTTACCTTTAAAAGACCTGGGGCTGGTTCTGGTTACTGGTAATAACCAAGACTCCTCTAAAGCAGATTCTAATGGAGCTGGGAAAAGTTTATTATTAGATGCGTTTTGCTGGTGTGTATGGGGTAAGCCAGTACGAGAATATCGTGATGATGAAGTCATTAATAAGCAGGTAGGAAAGAATTGTAGGGTTACATTAAATTTTGTAGAGAATAGTAAACCTATTAAAATTATTAGGTACAGAAAGCATGACGAATCTAAAAAGCCTAATGATTTAGAGTTGTGGATTAGTGATATAGAACATAGTGGGGCTAGTATTCGAGACACTCAGTCTAGAATAGATGGATTAATTGGTGTGTCCTATACGTCTTTTTGTGCCATGATGTTGGGCTCTGGGGTTGTTCCAGCTCAATTAACAGATTCAGCCATTAAAGATTTGTTAGAAGACATATTACAGACGAATATTCTTCCGAAGGTTAGGGATAGGGCTGGTAAGAAGATTAAGGACCTTGAAACAGATATGAAGGAGGTGACTCTAAAGCAGGAGTTATTGTCTTCTAAATTAGAGGGTATGCAGAAAAACCTAAATAATTTAGAAAATTTGTATAATACCTTCTTAGAGAAAAAGAAAGTAAAGTTAAAGACTTTATCAGACAAGTTGTCTGACGTTGAGAAAGAAAAAGCAAAGTACATTCAAACTCTAGAATCGTATAATAATATTGAATCTGAATTAGAAAAGTTTAAGTTGTCTGTGCAGGCTTTAGATAATTCATTATCTGAATTATCGGGCCCTCTGCAAGAGATAAAGCATTATAAAGAACAACTGTTTAATAAGCATGACAAAGATAAGGATCTTATTGAAGCAAAATTGAAAGATGTAGAGGGCTATCTTGCACAACTAAAAGAAGCCGAACAAGGTTGTTCTTTTTGTGGTCAGTCTTTGTCTAAAGAGAAAGCAAAGAGTCTGTGGGATAAATATAATACTGAATTGTCTAGATTATCTGATAGAAAAACAGACTTAGAGACAAAGTTTAAAAAGGAATATCAGTCTTATACTACTGAAGAATCCCAAGTAGAGAAGCAAATAAGACAAATTCAGCAAGAGAAAAAGAGAAAAGAAAATTCTATTTATCAGTTCCAGCAGCAATATAGTAAGTATGAATTTACAGCTTATCAAATTAAGGTGTGTGAGAAAGAACAAGCTAGTATTGAAAAAGAGATTTTAGAGGTGGAAAATGATCATCCACCCCAACAGGGTATGTTAGAGGAGTTGAGAGCAGAGATTCAGAACGCTGAATTGGAACAGTATGCTTTAGTATCAGAGTATGATAAACTAAATAAAATCAAGAAAATGCTGTCTTTTTGGTATGATAGTTTTTCTCCTCAAGGTATTCGAAGTTATATTTTGGAAAATATTACTCCTATTTTAAATACTTATGTGCAAGAGTATTGTTCTGTACTCACGAATAATGAGATGCAGATTGAGTTTACTACTAAGACCAAATTGAAGAAGGGTGACACTAGAGAAAAGTTTTCGATCTTGACAAAGCAATTACATGGTGGGAATACTTATCAGAGCAACTCCAAGGGTGAGAGGCAACGGGCTAATCTAGCTATTGCATTTGCTTTGAGTGACTTAGCGGAACTTCATTCTTCCAAGAAAATACCTTTTAGGTTTCTAGATGAGCCCTTTGAGGGTATTGATGCAGCGGGGATGGATTCTGTTGTATCTTTGTTGTTAGACCAAGCTAAAAAGTATTCAACTGTCTTTGTTGTAACTCATCAAAATCACTTAAAAGAATTATTTCCTAAAGAAATACAAGTAATAAAAGAGAAGGGATTTAGTCGTTTATGTCAAAAATAGATCATCAGCCTGAATTTATTGTTGATCTAATGGACAAAGAGCAGTTTTTTAAATCTGGTCAGCAAATACGGACAGCTGTTTATGAAAGGATTCATAGCTCCTTATCTAATCAACTACAAAATTATATAGTTATGTTGGAGTCGGAGTTAGAGACACTTCCTTCTAAAGAGGTAACAGGGTTACTTTTGGCTATGGAACGCAATAAGGACTTGAGTCCTAAGGCTTTATGTATTAAAAATTATGTAAAGTGGTGTGGTAGTATAATGCAAGAAATAGAGGAGCTACGGTATATAGTTCAAAATATTGATTTGGATAAGTACTATCGGCTAGATTTAGATAAGTTAAAAAGGTATGGTTTTCGAGGTGAGGAGTGAGTAAGACTAATATTGTTGGTATCAGTGGTCACACTGCTTCGGGGAAGGATACGGTTGCTGATTGTTTTGTGGAAGAGGGATATGTCAAGGTTTCTTTTTCGGATCCTTTAAAGCGTTTTTGTAGTGTAGTTTTTGATTTTTCGGAACAGCAGTTATTTGGTGAATCTAAGCAACGTAACACTACAGATAAGAGGTATTTTAAGGATAGCCAACAGTGGGCCATAGCTGAAAAAGAAATTTTAGCTCATGGTTTTGCGTGGATTAAGCAGATTCGTCCTGATGCATATCCTGGAGAAGCTTTAGAGAATTATGAGTCTTTGTTGTATTGGTTTTCGAAATTAAAAGAAAAGCATCCTAAATTGTCCCCTCGTGTGGCTATGCAATTGTTAGGAACTGAGTGGGGCCGTGAAAAGATTGGTGTGGATGTTTGGGTTCGACCGCTTCATGATACGGCTCTCAAGCTTCTACATGGCGGTGGACAGGTAGATGTACATTATCAGTATGATAAGCGTAAGGGTATCTTTAAAACGGACACGCCTCCGAAGTATGCAGGGGTTGTAGTTCCTGATGTAAGATTTAAAAATGAGCTTGATTTTTGTAATCGATATGGTAAAGCTATTATAAAGGTAGTGAGGGATGAAACGGATGAGTTTGCTCTTAAAACAGGCGTAAAACAACATCCTTCAGAAAAAGAACAAAAAGAGTTTACTTCAGAAGATTTTTCAGCCATCTTATCTAATGATGCGTCCTTAGGTAAACTAAAAGAAGACGCTAAGATGTTGGCGGTAATGTATAAGGAATAATGTTGTTTTTAGAAACGATGTATAGAATTACTAAGCATTTATCTATGATATTATGCTATTTTAATGTTTTAATAGCAATTATTATGTTTTTTCTAGGTACGTGGGTTACAGTATTTTACTTTAGTACTGCTTCACTTTTATGTTATATAGCTTCTAGGTTAGTCGAAAAAATTGAAAAACAACATTATCAAAGTAAAAGGAAAAACAAAAATGAGTAGTAATGGTCCTTGTTTTCACACATCAGATGTTACTTGTCCTAATTGTACTATTGGTCAGCAGTCAATAGTGTCGGATTGGTATCCGGATTGGTATCAACAGCCTATTATTGATTACCAGAATCAGAAGTCTTATTGGACGATGCCAACCTCCACCACTAATGTTATTACTACACAGCCTTCATTAGAAGAGCTTGCTAATAAAGAGCCTAATAGTAGGGCCCAGTATGAGTGGGAACAGTTGATGCAGAAGATTCAAGACTTAGAAAATTCTACATCGATGCAAGTGTGGTTAGATTTATTTAAATTTGTTATTTCTCAACATAATGCGGGTGCTCAGATTACTGACTCGATTAAAAATAGTATTAAAGAACAGACCAATGCGTTGTTTTCTATTTTTATGGAAGAATGGATGATTGCACCGGAAGAAGAGGAGGAAGAAGATGAGTAGATATGGTAAGACTGTTTACGATGTCAATTCTCAAGCTAAGGAACTAAATGATACTTATTCCGAATTTGAGAATATGATTGAACGGCGTTTTGGAGAAGAGTTACGGTTAGAATATCAGCGTCTTCAAAAGGTTACAGATCCGGATGAGTTACGAAAGAGTTTACCGGCTAGGTTGTGGGGGTCTTTATCTAATGTCGAGTGGTATAGGAAGGATAAAAATAAGCTTTCGGTTGGGTACTCTTTTAGAGCTGCGGGAGGCTTAATTGCTGATATTATTGGTAAACAGTCTTCATATTTAGATTGGTATTGTTCTGGGGATGCAGGTGTTGTAGACACAGGTATTGGTGAAATTTTTGATGAGGAAGGCTGGAGACCGAAGCTTTTATGAAAAAGAAACATTACTCATTTGATTATGGTAAAGATATTATGAGCTTACAAACTAAGCTTTTTAAGTTACAAGAACGTGTAGAGCAACTTGAGAAGCGGGTGGATCAGATTGGTCAGACAACTATGTGGTTTGAGTCTATTGGTCCAGCTCAGCCTAAGATTTACTTATCAGGCAATAATGAAACCACTCCTCCTCCTACAGAATCTGAGCTTAAAGAAATTAATAAGTTGTTGGAACAGATGTCGGAAAAGGACTAATATGCATGTTATTGTTATAACAGGGAGCAGGGCTTGGAAAGACCCTGAACCCATTAAAGATGTAATTCTAGGTCGTCTAGACCACCCTAAAGCTGATTTAGTTTTACACGGGGGGTATAGGGGTGCTGATCTCATTGCTCATGATATTGCTGTTGAGGCAGGTATTATGAGTGTTGGCATACCCGCTTGCTGGAAAGAGTTTAAGGGCCAGGCTGGTCCTATTAGGAATACTCATTTGATCAGTGCGGGTGCTTTTCAAGGCGTTAAAGGCCATGATGTAAGGGTTTATGGTTTTCCCTTAGAGCGATCTGTTGGCACGTGGAATTGTGCCAACATAGCTAAAGAGAAATTTTTACCAGTTAAAATTTATAATGTTGACAGGCAACTATTTGAGGATTATAAGTAATGTCAGAAGAACAAGATAATTTAGAGGAACACCCAGTTTTAGAAGATTTAGCAGCTGTACTTTTTAATGAACTGTTTCAGTATGAGCGTTTTCAAAAGTTTATTGCTTTAAATTACCAAATTCACTTACTCAAGAATGAGTCGGGGGATGTAGTGGACGTTAAGATTATTGAAAATGATTCATCTTTAGTGCAACAACAAATTGTAGAGGAGGCTAGAAAAAAGCTTGAAGAGCAAGAGTCTGAGATTGTAGTGGCTCCGGCTGATACGTTAGACAAACTTAATGACGCATCTTGTAATAAGAACTAAGATTAGTTTGGTAGCTCCAAAGGGCATATATAGATATACCTTATGTGGTGTTAAAAATAAAGTGTCTCCACACAGTATGTATAGTTTTCAGTTTGTTACTATTACTAATAAAGTACTAGTTAATTGTGATAGATGTTTAGAATTGTTGCCATTGTATGAAATAAAGAATACGGTATTATGATAGTTCACCTTTATGTGCGAGCATTTTCTTTTTATGAGGGAAAGAAAAAAAAGATTATTTTTAAAATGCTCTGTGGAGACAATCTAAATCTAGAGGGGTGCGAGATTCCGAAATGGAGGGAAAAAAATACTTATGCGTTAAACCCTAATAGAGTTACTTGTGAGGATTGTTTAAACCATCCTTATTTCATGTTATTAGAGATAAAAAATACGAATTTAGATGGCAGGGAAAAGACAGATAAAGGTTGATATTGGCCAACAGTTTGGGTGTTGGGTTGTTTTAGAAGACCTGGGGTATAAGGGGAAGTATCGTTGTCGATGTGAGTGTGGTCGTGAACAAAATATTAGAGTTTATGATCTGATACAAGGTAAGACTACTATGTGTCGGAGTTGCTCTAATATGATGACCACCCATAACTATTCTATTAGTAATACGGATGAGTACAATTCATGGATGCATATGAATCAAAGATGCTCAAATCCAAATAGCAAAGATTATAAAAATTATGGTGGGAGGGGTATTACAGTTTACCCGCTATGGCAGAATAGTTTTGAAGCCTTTTTGGTATATATGGGGCCAAAGCCTAGCCCTGATTATTCTATTGAGCGTATTGATGTAAATAAGGGATATTACCCGGGAAATGTTAGATGGGCTACATCTCTAGAGCAGTCGCGTAACAAGAGAAATAATGTTATGATCGAGATTAATGATGTTTGTAAGACTGCTGCAGAATGGGCTGAGGATGACATCTGTGGCGTTCCTTTGAAGACTATATACAAGCGCATAGAGAGGGGTTGGGACCCTGTAGAGGCGGTTCTAGCGCCCTTGGGGGAAAATAAAGGATATTTTGCTCGTTTAGAGCAAATAATACTCAATGAGCAAAAAGAGCAAAAACAAGGGGAATAGGGCTGAGAGGGAAGCTGCTAAAAAGTTTAGTCAATGGTGGGGGTCTAACTTTACACGGACGCCTAGTTCTGGTGGGTTTGGGACCAAGCAGTTTAGAGATGGGTGGAATGCAGCAGGAGATATAGTAACACCGGATACTTCTTTTCCTTTTATAGTGGAATGTAAGTGGCAAGAGTGCTGGCACATGGAGCAGCTTATCAAAAATGATAAGTGTGAGATTTTCAAGTGGTGGCAGCAAGCTTTAAATGAGACAGGCCTTGGGAAGGTTCCTTTATTGTTTTTTACTAGGAATGGTCATCCGTGGTATGTCATGATAGATCTGGACGATTTGACTGCTTCTAGAAAAGTTTTTAATCATTATGATCAATTTACACATCCGACTTTTGTTTTAAATCTTAGTAAGGAAAAGTCTGGATATCCTGACAATTATGTAGCTATATTTACTGAGCAAACGTTTTTTTCGGGGAAGGCTGAATTATGGAAAAAAGAGGCACCAAAAATAATAAAAGCAAGACAGGAAAGGTTTCAGACGATTTGGAACCCGTAAAGCCACATAGATGTATTGAGTGTGGTAAGATTGTCTTGCGATGTCGTTGCGGAGCGGATACATTAGAGAAAGGCAATGAGACTCAAACAATCAGCGCTGTAGGTAAGCGAGGAGAGGCATGAAGCAACCACAACGAACTG